GCCATCACCTATTGCAATATTGCCTTTTTCTCCATTGCAAAGAATATGACCATCACCAAGAATATAAACTTGATGAAGGTTGTCTTTATCTGAATATTTTCCAGCATAAGCACCAAGAACATTTTTTGCATAAGCAGATGATGATTTTTGTGCTTTGTATAAAATGCCACGCTCTGTATTAGAACCATTTTTTTGTTTATAAAAAACTTCAGTATGCTCAACTAATGTACCATAAGGGTATCCATTATCTTTATCATCAGTAGGTAGTTCAACATCATGGTTAGCAGTAAAAGCACCATAAGTAACAGTACCGCCTGTAAATGTAATATATCCTTGCTCGCCACCATCACCATCTTTTATTCCAACAGCATAATTTGTACCAGAAGCATCATCAGCACCACATAATAGTTCTAAACCAAATCTATTTGAATTATTTCCATCGTTATGAATTTTAACAGCATAATCTCCAGCTAAATCCGCAATTGCATCAATTCTTGCACAATAGACTCTTGCACCACTATTCTGTGCCATATAAACAGCAGTTACAGAAGCATTACCAAGAGTTACTGAATTATCTGCTACTGCTACAGCTGTTCTTCCAATAGCTGTTCTATTAATTGCTCCTGAAGCCCCAGCGGATGCTTCACTACCTATAATTGTATTAGCTTGACCAGTGTCAATATCCCCAACTCCTGTTTCACCAGATTCAAAACCAATAAGGACATTATTCTGTCCTGAGGTTATTGATTTTCCTGCTTCTGCACCCAGACATACATTTTGACCTCCTGACGAAACACTTGATAATGCTGCAGAACCTATTCCAACATTGTTAGAATTGCTTTCCTCACTTGCTCCTAAACCAGCATTATAACCTACGAAAGTATTATTTGTGCCTGTCCTATTATGAAATCCAGCTTCAACTCCAATTGCAGTATTATAAGTGTTTGCACCTACATTTTGTTGAGACAAAGCATTAAAACCTACTGCTATTGACCTTGCTCCAGTTTGTTCGCTTCCTAAAGAACCATATCCTATAGCTACACTTCTATTACCAGATGTTAATCTGTCTCCACTTTGATAACCAATGACGACATTTCTTTCTCCTGTATCCATGTCGTTACCAGCTTCATGCCCAATTAGAACATTTTCATCGCCATTTGTAGTAAGTGCATTACCAGCTAATTTTCCAAAAACAGTATTGTCTGCACCACCAATATTATTAGAGAGTGAGATTCTGGAGTTGGAGTCAAGAACCATATTCGTATGCAAAGTAACTGAATCTGCTGTTGTTCTGAATGTAGTAGTTTCTGCATCTATTCTTAAATTTTCATACACACTTGCAGTTCTATCAATTACAAACATATTTACACGAGTATTTGAGTGGTCTGGAGAAAATTCAATTCCTGTATTTGTTCCACTTGAAACGACCAAAGAAGATGAGGGAGAAGTACTACCAATACCAACATTGCCAGAGTCAGTCATTAACATTACAAGTTTTGAACTTTCTATGTTTTTAAATTGTAATGTAGAATCAGAGCCACTATTAGCATTAAATACTTGCCATTCTTTACCATTGGCTTGCGTTGTTTTAAGTGATAAATAAACATTATCATCAGATACAACTTTTAAGTTTGCTCCACTTTTATTTATTTCAAGAGCTTCTGAAGGACTCGCAGTTCCCACCCCAGTATTTCCATCCGCCCGAACAACAAATTTTACATTTCCAGCACTTTCATCTAATGTGCTTGAGTTACCTTTAATAAATAATGGGTAAGATGTAGTATTCTCATCGACACCAGCAATGAATATTCCATTATAATGATTTGTTGTATTTGTAGGATTATCTATATGTAAAGCATAATCCGATGAAGTTTGTTGAATGTGAACTTTAGCTTCTACTGTATCAGTTCCAATCCCAACCGCTCCATCTGAACCTTGTACAAAAAAAGCGTGTGTATTTGTATCTGACTCAACTCTAAAATCTACATCATGCCCAGCATCATTTATTGTAGTATTTCCACTTAAAAATATTGTGCCTGTTCCGTTTGTTGTTTGGAGTCCAAGATTTGCAGAAAAAATATCTCCACCGGTAACAGTTAAGTCTCCAGCTAGTGTTGTATTACCAGATGAATCTACTCTCATGCGTTCAGTTGAATTAGTCTCAAATACTATTTCGCCTGTACTTGTTTGAGCATTTAAAACTACTGTATCATCATTGTTTGTAGTGGATTGTGTCTCTATTAACAAACCTCTGCTATCTTGACCAGAAAACATAGCGTGAACACTATTTAAACCACCTCTTACGTCAAGCTTTTGTTGGGGAGAAGTAGAATTTATACCAACATTACCATCATTAGAAATAGTAACTCTATCTGTTTGATTTGTATTTAATCTTAATGGATGATTTCCTGTTGACCTTATTAGAACCCCTGTGTCATCTGCTCTTAAATCAAGAATAGTACTATTGGTTGTATCTGTAAGTCTTATTGTTGGTGAGCCACTACCACTTCCATATAAAACATAAGAAGAGCTTGGAGCTACTCCTACACCTAAATTCCCACCTATTTCTAATTTTTGAGGTATATTAACATTCCCAGATGTATCTATGGATAACCTTACTGCATTATCAGTAACATCAAATATTGAAAATCCTGAAGATGTAGTTCCTATTATACCAGCCATTAATTCAAAACTTTCTCCATTTGTTAATCTAATTCCATCTGCTGTAGTTGTACCACTTTGAGTAATATGTAGCTGGGAAGATGGCTGACCACCTATTCCAAGCCTATCTGTATTTAAAAATAATGGAGAAGTAACTCCTGTGCTATCATCTGAATGAACAATTTGAATTGCATTGCTACCATTACCAGCTACTAATGTATCCGTATTACCATTTAACTTTAAAAGCGATTTATAACTACTCGCTACTGTTGAACCTTTTAAACTTGCCATAATAAATCCTTTATATAATATCTTCCCATTTACGATGTTCGTTTTGCCATAAATCAGTTATGCTACCCCAAAGATCTCTTACCTTACCTGCAATAGCTGCAGTTGCAGTTGCGATACTTGTAATAGCTACTGATATACCTAATTTCATATTAACCTATGTAAGCTATTACTGTTCCAGAGGTAAGGTCTATTTCTGTCCATCTTCCAAAAATAGTTAAGCCTTGTGGGAATGTATTACTTGCATCTATTTGAGCACCACCTGATCCTTGTGAAATAGTTTCAGATCCATCTGATTCATCATGTGCTGCCGCTTGTGTATTTGGATATAAATCTGAATCTTCTGCCACTAAACCACCACTAGCATCAAATACAGAATCTTCTAAAAATGTGATTGCTACAAATACAGAGTCTGTTGGTGGACTTGCTGCAGCCGTTGTATCTATAAACATAGATCCTACTTGTCCTGCACCAATATTACCTGCTTCTACTACTGTATATTTTTGTTTTCCTCCAGCCATCTTGTTTCTCCTTCTTATGCCTTACCGAGCTTGACTATTCTCATGGGCATGTTGATTAAAATTTTTTATGCTACGTCATCTAATATTGCAGCTATTGTACATCTAACAGTTCCAGTAGATGTAGCAGCATGAATATCAGCAGCGTTTAAACCGTCTTTAAACTTTAAATTAATAGCTTCACCTGCACCAATTTCTAAAACATCTCCTACTGATGCTGCATCTCCAGCATCTAAACATATATATACTTTAGCAGATGTAGATGTAGAACCATCCGTAGTTCCACTATTTTTCAAAAATAAATACTTTACATGATCGTTAATAGTTGTTGTACCGCCTTCTGTAAAAGCTGTTCCATTTGCTATTAAATCAGCACTGCTTCCTGTAATATCTCTTGATGCACTATACACCCATTTATCATTAGCATCTGCTTTTGCATATTCTAACTTTCCACCTAAAGTTTGTTTTATATCGTGATGAATTACATCTACTGAATCAGAATCGGAATCAGCAGTTACAGTAACGACTGGAGTCATTGAGACTGCTCCTCTAGCGGTATCTGCCATACTTAACCTCTTTGTTGCTGTGGCATATCACCACGTATTAATAATTGTAAACCTTGATTGTATTCAGCTTTTAACTGATTATACTGACTTTGCTTCCACTGATAATCAATATTATGCTTTTGTATTTTTGCATTATAATTTTGGACATCAGAACTAAATTTTTGCAGAATAGCTCCTACTTCAGCTTGATAATCTTGAACTTCTGCAGAGTATTTATCTAATGTAGATCTATACTCTTGAACATCTTTTTGAAAATTATTTATAGCGTTTTGCAGATTTAACTGAACGTCTTTATCTAAATTTGATTTACGTGCATTAAACTCTTGTTGCACATTCTGAATAGCAACTTGAATACTTTTTTGAAACTCTTGCTGTTTACGTTGTATGTCTTCTTGATAAGCAACATTAGCATCATTAAATACATTCAATTGATTTTGTATATTTGCCTGATATTCTGCTATTTGAGCATTAATCTCCTGTATTTTTGCACTAGCTAATTCAACATCTTCATCTGTAGATATAAATGTATCTACTGTAGTAAATGAAGGAGTTGCAACAGGAGGACTATATACTGGTGCAGTTTGTGTTAAAGCTGCCATATCACTTACTGCAACTAATGATTGCACCATGTCGTTTACACTTGCATTGCTATAGGTAAAAGATGGTGCAGATGGAGTTGCTGGTGATACAGGTAAATTTGGCTCTGATATATCTGTAGGCAAACTAGATGTTTTATCGGCCATCAATCTTTGCAAACATCGCACAGATGCACCTAATACAATTAGACTTACTGCTTCTTCTGGAAAATTAATAGCTGAACTATCACTTTGTACAATAGCAGTACTACCATCTGATGTAGGTACATTAGGAACATAATGCAACACACCAGATGTTTCATTGTTACTTGATAATCCAATAATATATATTTTTGCACCTTCTAGGTAATAAACTGGATCTGTATCGCTACCAGCATATATTGAACTATCATCTTTAAATTTTGCTTTGCTTGTAGGAGGAATTTCTCTAGCGACTAAATCATCTTTATCTACTCCTAGTATTTTTTTATCTCTAACTGTTAAGCCAGAAGAGGTTACATCTGCCGTTTTGGATACTTTTAATAAATCTTTAATTGGCAATACTTGAACAATTTCTCTTCCAACATCTTGAATAGAGGTTGTAATTAATGTATCGTCCCCAACTGAACCTATTAAATCTTCTATTTCTGTTTTAAATGACATTAGAAATCGTATTGCCTTATGTGATACCCAGAACCATCTTTGCGTTTATTTGCAAATTTCTTGCCTTCTCGTATACACATTTCCCATTGGTTATTAAAATATTGAGCTACTTGTAATGTTTGAGGATTTAGCTCATATCCTTTAGCAATAGCATACGTAGCTAAAGCATCATGAAATTCTGAAGGTATTGCAGGAGATTCATCCATTCTAATTCCACCTGAACCATCCCCACCTGTAGTTCTTACAAAATCTTCGTCTAATTTGACAAAATACAATGTTAATTGTTTTACTTCGCTAGGAGAGATATAATCTGTGCTTGTGTCTGTATCAGATGTTTTTGCGATCCCTAGCTGATCTCTATCAATCCACCAAACGTTTTTTAAAGCACTTCTTCTTGCATCTACACTCATGTTAAATCCGCTTTTTCTGGTTTACCAACTAATCGTTTTATTTCATAACCATCGTAATCCACTCGTGTTATTTCAGATATAGTAGAATCAATAGTTGTTAAGCTATAGTACCTTTGATCTGCAACTGTATTTGTAGTTGCTGTACCAGTAAGTATTCTGGTTTTCCTACAAAACTCATCCAATGCTTTATTTAAAAAAATACGTATTTGTGTTTCTCCTAAATTTGGATGATGCTGTTTAACCGTTTCTATTAATTGTTTTTGTGTCATTTAATTTTTAAAGGTTTCTTTAAAGCATCTATTACTGATCTAAACATGGATTTCTTTTTCTTTTTTTTAAGAATCATCCTTTTTGTACTACCTGTTCTATTTGCATTTATTAACATTTCTTATC